ATCCGGGTATTATTTATCGTCTTTGAGAGGTCGAAGGAGTAAGAGAAATCCCCGTCACTTGTGGACAGGTCTTCCAATAGCTTCACTTGCTTCTCCGTTTCAACCAATTCATTGAAATCTAAATACTCGTTTCCCACTTTTATCATCATACGTGCTGGGATGGATAGTCGTCCGTATAGCTTATCACAAAACTTACCGAATACATTTTACTTGACTCAGGCTTGACTAAGACCGATTGGTCGTCCACTATTACCGTCCTACGGTCCCTTTTGCCTGTGCCTTCTAATATTTGAACCAGGATAGAACTTCTTATTTGCTCGCCTAGCTGTTCTGCTTGTTGCAAAGTCAGTTTTTGACTTCTTATTACCTTTTGTTTCCGTGTCCTGCGAAAGGTCTGTTTCCGGATGGTATCTGCGAACGTATCATAAGACTTCGGCCATCCCGGAAACACGTTTTTAGTAGTCTCCCCCGTTTCAATAACTTCAATGTTGTGGTCTTTATAACCGGTGAATAACCAGTAGTCGAACCCTCCCAAGTAATTAAGCCACGATATGTATAGAAATTCTCTCATTCCAGTAATCTATAATCGCCATCTTCCAATAATCTTATGTCTTCTGGTACCGCCGACTGTGTGTCGCAGGCGTCAATGATGTTTATGCAAATCTCTTCTGTCAAGTAGGCGGCGTCTACTTCAGGCGTTGCCGGGGTTGTTTCCGTTCCGGCTCGTGTGTCAATCTGCAAATCTATGTCTGAACCGGAGGTATATTTAACCCCTACCCTTGTGGTGAACATGGTAGCTGTAAAAGTAATGGCTACAGTATCCGACCCTCCGGGGCTTATAGGCCCTGAGTCTGTGGTTGTGAACTGCACATTCATTGAATCGTCAAATATTGATATCCGAGCCGTGCGGGGGTTGGAAGATCCGGAGTTATAAGAAACCGTATATCCTATGGTAATAGTATAGTCATACCCCGGAATAAAAGCATAGGCAGCAAATAGAAATTCTGAGTCTGAAGGGTCTATAATACTTCCGGGCAAGTTAATTGAAGGTGTGGCCCCTGTGGTCCATACTTCATCCCCTGAGCCGGGATCAGAAGCCCACAATGATAGTGCTGGTAGTGTGATAGCTGACGTCACCCCCGGAACAGCCGCCTGACCCGGAGTATAGATTTTAACACAAAACCTATCGTATTGAGCATCCGGAACTATTGGAATTCTATAGACCCCCAGACCCTGATCGGTATAAATTATTGTTTCTGTGGCTGTTAAGTAGTCCTGAACATACTTTTCAATGATAACCCAGAACAGCCCCGGTATGTTTTTAATAAAGGAAATGTCGAAGTACTTGTCTTCAACGGCCAGCAATTCAGGGAACAATGTCAGCCAATAAGCCGGTGAACCATCCGTATAAACGTAGTCCGAATAGGCCCCTGAATATATGTTTTTAAAAGGAAGTTTGCCCGCTACCGCATAGCCTTCGAAGTCGTCCGTTTCGTAGGCAGTTTCTAACGTAGAAAGTGAATAGTTATCGGATTCATCGTAAGATTCGGCGAACTGAATGAAGAACGCCGTAAAAGCATCCAGGTTTAGAGGCAAAGAAAACAGCGTTAAATTGTTCTTGACCGCTATCATCTTTTTGATGTAGTCGTTCACCGAAAACATTACAATGTTGTTCTCATCCGGAGTTAGAGATAAAATACCCACTTCTTCGTAAGGTTTATGAGTGGTCCACGGGTGCAATGCGTTCAGTCCAGAGTAAATCTTTACTTTAACCTGATAAGAGTTGTAATAATACTGAATAGAAGCCCCGGAGAAGCTATTAGAAACAGAGTAGGGCAAATCGATCACGATATTAGATTGGCTAATCACCTCAACAATCTGCCATACCCCGTTTAAGTCTTCATCGGTTGCATCTGATATTTTAACGAATTCTAACCTATAGGCATCCACACTTCCGATGTCTCCCGATAAAGTCAAATCCGAATACCCGTTATCATTGCTAAAACTTGAAATAGTCCGCGCTGTGTCTACGGTATTTACAGGCCATTTGTCATTTGAAATCTTATAAATTATCGGCAGGAATATACTATTCCATTCGTGTGAATTGGTCTGGTAATATTCGATGTCTGCATCCTGGTAATAACTAACGAAATCCGCGGTGGCGTATTCAGCTATCTTAAATGTGTCCGTATTAATTGAGGTCACATACCAGAAGCCATTATATTCGTCAATGTCTGAAGTTATATAAACATAGTCCCCCGTTCCCAGCCCGTGGTAGGCCAGTGTAACTAAAGCATCCCCGCCACTGTCAGTAATTGCAGCGGCAATACTTTGGTCTATTATCTTATGCCCTGTCGGGTTTTTAACGACTTCCATTCATTTATAAATTGGTCGGCTACTGCATCCATTAAATCCTTCGAAGTGTTGTTTACAAAGTCCTCTATTGCGGGTTGTACGATGTCCGTCCGTCCTCCCTCCAGCCAAAGCCTGGTCCCACGCTGCTGAATCTTGGTAGCAATAGCCCACACGGCTGATATGTCAATCCCCCTAGCCTCTACCCATGAGGTAATTCTTTCAATCATGGCTCGTGAAGGTTTCTTGTTCGGGGTGGGTCTTCGTCCCGTTTCCACTGTCATAAAGAAAGCCCTGCCGAACAATTGAAGCTTAAAGTTATTGCCGGACTGGGTTACTTCTATTCGTAGACTATTGGAGGTTTCAAAGGTGGCATTCTGCCCCGCCGAGCCCATGTTCGCCCGGATGTCGTTTATTAATTGAATCCCGTTCTGTTGTAGGATCTCAATTACCATTGTATAATTCTACATTTTCAGGAGTACAATAGTCGAAATCGTCAGGGGTCACCATTTGGAAGGTCACAAACCATCCTGTAAAAATATCCGCATCCTTTTTGAAGAATGGAGTCTGTTGAAAGTTTGAAAGTGTAACAGGCCCAACGGTGTCTATTTGGCTCAGGTAGAATTCATTTAGCCGGTGGATGAACTTATCGACTAATTCGTCAAGGTCGTCTAGTACCGGTTTCTGTTCAATCTCCGTGTCCCCTGATTGCACGATACGACAGAACAGTATAATACAGTTCCACCGCTTTTGGTACATCTCCACATCGTTGACTGTAAATTGAGGGTTCGCTGTGAGCGGAAGTAGCCACGCCCAAAGGTCAGGCTTACTTAGAATTTGGTTGAAGTCTGTTCGCTGTCCGTAGCCGAATTGTATCCCATCCGATAGTGAACTAACGGTATCGTGGATTAGCTGAACGACGGAGCGGTGGGACACGCGCCCAATATAAAATAAATTCTTACTTTCTGTGTGCCATTAACTCAGCATATCGCCGTTGTGCTTGGGATTCAAACGAACGATATCGAACTAAATGATAGAATTCTCTAGCGGACCAATCGTTGCAAACCTTCTCCATTTCGGAAGGAACACCGCCGGTTATTTGCGTGAGGGTAGCAAAAAATCCAAAGTCTTCTGATAACCTGGTAAGCCCTGAATTAACTTCTTCAGGCGTAGAAGAGGAATCAGGAAGCGAGTCATTAAAGGTGGTGATATATTCAATTGCCTGTACAAAAAAAAAGCACCCGTTCCGATTACTTCGGTGCATGGGTAAGACTTTAGTTCTTCCTTCACGGCGGCTACTTTGGTATAGTCGTAGTTACCGTCTTTTACTTTCTGTAGGTAGATGGCACAGGCTGTTAAGTACAGGTCGGCTGTCTTCTCATGGTCTTCAATCTCAAAGTCATCCATCTTCTTTTGTGGTAGTTTCTTCAACAGGCCACGAAGGTCTTCGAACTGTCCCAAACTTTGAATGGTGATATCTGCCGGGAGAACGTATTTCCCTACCATTGGTGTCCGTTCAAACTTTGGGCTGATGGTCATGAAGGCTAACGAAAGGCTAATCCTTTCAAGTCCTTTGATGTCCTTTGATTCTAACGTTTCACGCGGAACCCCTGTAAAGCAGGAGATTTTTTCAGCCATCGTCCTGCGGTACAAATGAAACAAGTATTGCGTGTAGGTGATGTCTTCCCAGCGGGTGGGGAGAGGGTATCTTTTGCCGAGTATCTTAAAGGTTATCACAGAATGAAGTCGTTAATAAATGAATATATCCCGTAACCGGTGAAAAATGTTATCAGAGTCACTGTTACTGTAACTAAAAACGACTTTATAAAATCCCAGCCGTTTCCTCCGGTTCCCCTGTACGAACTTGGTGGTATATTCACAATAATCATAGGTTATCTAGTTGGTTTTCAATGACCCACGGTAATATCTTTTTCCTTTCAATTGCATTTATTAGCTTCTTGACAAGTGGGATATATTCTTTAGGGATATTCATTATGTTAGTTTCTACGCTTATAACCTTATTATATAAACTCCATCCTTTGGAAAGATATTCTCGGCAAATCTCCGTTTCCTTCGCTCTTAAATTGGATACATCAGCTTCACAAACCTTACTAAAAACGAAATGGTCATAGTGCAAATTCCAATCGTCCTGCATTTCCTCATTCTGGCACTTCTGGCATTTTAAAACACTTCTGTGTTGATATATTCTGTTGTCAGCATTAAGACTTGAACCGACATAAACCTTATTTAATTTACCAACTTCGATTACATACACTCCGCAATATTTAACCTTTAACATAGTTAGTCTTATTCCTCTAAGATAAAGTATTAGAGTTATAATACTTATTTATCTGCCGTTTATCTTGTAACAGTTCTCAAGGAAATGCTTCTCCGATAAGTAATGCTGGTAGTAATTTTGGCTTTCGACCCCGGTAGTCTGTTTACTCAGTTCTAAAAGCTTCTTGCACTGAACTTCTGAATCGTGACATGGCCCTATTTCTTCTGTGCAACTTGTTAAGAACCAGATGAAAAGCGCCATCAATATAAACCACCTGAATATCTTGTTTGTCATTTGAAACTGATGTTTAGTGCTGTTTTCTTCTTCTTGAATGATATCGCGGCGTATCTCATGGCATCCATAGCGTGGTCGTTTAGTTTTAAAGGTTCCTCCGGGGTGTTTCCTACCTTGTTTTTGTTCACTTTGAATTTATACGACTTAATTTCTTTAAGTAAGTTCACTGACCCCTGGTGGATGAACAGTTTCCGTGATTTAATGAAGTCTATCCCCGCTTTTACGTCCTTATTTGCTGCTATTGCCTTGAATCCTGCCCGTTTTATCTCTTCTATTCGTGCCGGCTCCGCTGCATCGCAGTAAATAGGGTCGTAGGGGCTGACTAGCTGCTTTAAAACCTCTATTAGTTCGGTATTTGTCACTTTTGACTGGTAGAATTCTTCTGTGACCTGTAAACCGCCAGCAAATTGGACAACTCGGCATAAAGCTGTAGGGTTATTATACCCAAAGTCAAGTCCATATCCAATCTGGCCTGGAATTTCTGCGCTGAATGGTTGCCAATGAGTGAAGATAATGCCTTCAGAATGCCCTCTTTCTCCTTCGCCGTAAATTCTCCAAAAGTTCGGATCTGCGTCTTTGTAGCTTTCGATTTCTGACCTTTGCTCTTTGGGGATGAAGGGGTTGTCATTGTAGGTGGATTTTATAAAGTAACAATCTGGTCTAGTTAAAACTTTGTCATAAATCCAGTGAAACTCATCAGCCGGGTTATAATCGATGAAAATGGCCCGTTTGGTACGTAATAGTAACTGTCTGAAGGTTTCATATTGAATTATGTTGGCTTCGTTAATGAATAATATATCCCGTCCCGGGCCTCGTACCTTCAACTGATTGTCAACACTGAAAAATTCAATGTAGCTACCTGTTGGATAGGTGTAAAGCTGTTCTGTCTTCATGTGGTTGGCAGGATTGTAGAGTTTGAAGTCCTCCATTATCTTGCGCCAGTCCCTCATGGCTCCCTTCCGTAAATGAGGAAAGGCTACTGAACAAACCGAAATACTGTACTTCCCTGTCAGGGCCAAAAGTATCATATACTCCACCAGGCTGAACGTCTTGCCTGAACGGGTTCCCCCTTGATTTACGATAATACGATATCCGGAATTAAACGCTTTCCGGGATTCCTGTATTACTTTTATCTTCGGAAGGGTATACGTAATCTCTTGAGTCATCAAATCTGATTGTGATTCCGGCATGGACTTCTCCTTCGTGTTGTATTGAAGCTAATTTAGGGGCTGCATAGGGCAGAATTTCAGCAATGAACTGTAAACGGTCTTTGGCTTTAAGAGTATCAAAATCCGCTTGTATCTTGTCCACATTGGCCTCTAAGAAGTTAACAATTGATTCTTTAACCTTCGTTGAAACCTTGTTTTGGCCACGTCCTTTGGCTGCGGTGTTGCCAGGTTGAAACTGATGACTGGCGCGTCCATTCACGTATTCTTCGTTTCCTTCTGCCATAATCAAAGTTAGCCTTTTAGTTTAATTATCTGTTCAGAGAGGTATTCTATGGAGGTAGAAAGCTCGTCTATTTCCTTCTCTTTTGAAGTGACTTCGTCCTGAAGCTTGGTGCGTTTCCGTTCGAACCATTCTACTTGCTTAGTTAGCTGGTTTAGAGCGGCTTGCATATGTTTTGGTAACTTTTTGGTTTCTATGTCATTCATATCGTTCGTGTTAATGAATATCCATGCTCTTTGGCTTCTGCTGGATTGGATTCTATGTAGTTATGATGAGGACGACAAACTCCAAGAAAATACCTTGTATCTGTTAACAAATCACCTGTGCGCCCCATTTTATGGTGAATCTCAGTTGCTGGAGCCATGCACCCTTCAATCTCACAACCAGGATGATGGTACAAATAAAAATTCTTCAGCCTAATATACTGCCGCTCCTGCTTTAAACGCTTTACTGAACGGGGTCTAATCTTTTGATACATCATGCAACTTTCTTTTTTGAGAGTTCTTGAATCAACTTCATACTGCCGATTTGAACAACCTTAAATCCGTTCTTCTCGGTTTTCCCTCTGTAAATCCAGGAATATACCGTTTGAAGCGGCACCCCTTTTTTACTGGCAAATTCTGCTACTGTCATCATAACGGTGTAAAACAACAAAGAAATATTTTAACGTGCAAAAGAAATTATCAAAATATATTTTACAAAAGGCTTGCATAGAATATTATGCGTTCGTAGTATTGCTGAACAATAACCGATAAACGGAAATGAAAAAAGCAATGGTCACTAAGGTGACAAAATTCGACAAGACAGATTCATACGGAAACAGTAGTTTCTCTATTGAATTTGCAAATGGTGATAAAGGTTTCTATAGTACTAAATCTCCTGACCAGACCAAGTTCGTGGTAGGCCAAGACGCTGAATACCAGATTGAACAGAAAGAAGGGAAGACCGGAAAGACCTATTTCAAAATTACCTTGCCACAGACGGAACAGCCATTTAAAGCCGCAGGACGGCCACAGATTGAGCCACGTATTCAGATGATCTCCTTTGCGATGGCCTACGCTAAAGATTTAGTAGTAGCCGGTAAAGTAGAAATGAAAGCACTGCCAGCCACCTTTGATATTATCTACGGAGAAATGATTTCTAAACTATGAAAGACGAATACGAAGTTAAAAACGCTTTAATCAGCTATACTAAAATAGAAATCGAAGACCACGGAATTTTGACGCTGTGGATTGGCTTGGATTACGGAGGAACGGCTCAGGCATTTGGGGGTTATGATGTCCGTAGAAATTTATCCACTTGGGTGCAGAGGATTTTTGAGGTCCTTGAAGTGGATGATTGGGATAAGGTCAAAGGTAAAACCATTCGCGTTAAATCAAATCACTCAGGCGTTTATTCCATTGGCCACTTCATGAAAGATAAATGGTTTACACCTAAAGAAGTATTTAAATCATAACACTATGGATGACATGACCCCAAACAGTGTAATACACCTAATGCCATCAACGGCAGATCAGGTTAATAAATTTGCTAACCGTGTGGTTCAGTCGGTGAAATATGACGGTGAAAACCCGCTGTGGCTGCTGGTTCAAATTAGAGGTATGGAAAAAGCCTTTAAGATTATCACTGAAAAGATACAAGAAAATCTATTGAATGAAGCGGAGAAATATCCCGAACGGAAGTTTGAGTTTATGGGGAATGAGATTGAAAAGGCGGAACTAGCAACTGTTTACGACTATTCAAAATGTGGGCATCCTGACTGGGAACAATTCTCTGTAGCTGAAAAGACTG